AGATTTAGTAGTATCCCCATTAGCAATTTTAGCAGGATTTAAGATGTTAAAAACTCCTAAATCCATCAATCTACCATGCATGAACTCAAATGCAGGATAATTAAAGTCTGGCAACCCCGTCATTCTACCGGAAATATAAGTCTTCTTATTACGAAGAAGTTTTATGGCATGTAAATTATGTTGGCAAATATCCATATTACTTTTTATTTTCTTCTAAAGTTTTAGTAACATTAATAGTTGGTGTTAATGGGTTCTTCCAAGTATCAAAATAGTTCTCATAAACTAATACTTTAACATCGTGTAAAGGAAGAGAAGAAATACTTGAAAAGACTTCTTGTTTACCATTTTCTGTAACTAAAAGAAATCCTTTATTGGGAATATCTACAACTCCTACTACTTTAACATTATTATAAACTGGTGGATATTCGGGATTAATGTTAATATGAGAGCCTAACATTAATCCAAAAATTAACCAAACAGTATTTAACATAAAGGTAAGTCCGATCAATCCGCCTGATTCTTCGCCAGCCAACAGTGCTACAATAAATAGAAATGCTAAAATAAGAGTTATAGTAATTAGAAAAGTAAAAGTCATAAAATTAAGAAATTACGGATTGTTCAACGTTTTTGTTCCAATGACGGGAAATGTTACGATTAGTAATCATATTATGAGGATTCCTAACTCGGAAACTAATTTCCCCTGATTTACCTTCTTCCCAAAGAGAATTTTCGAAAGAAAACTTAATAACATGGGGAACCATTGCCTTCACCTGATGAGAAATAAATAATTTCTTTTTTTCTTCATGAATCTTTGCAAGTTCCTTTGCACACTTAATATCTTTACGATAAACAAACATATATTTCAATACATCCCAAACATTTAAAACCACATATTCAAATTTCAACCATTGTTCATATAGTTTATTACAATAATCATGAAAAAAAACATTGATAGGTTCTTGTGGGACTCCTGTTAGGAAATTCTCTGTGGATGGATTGAAGTTTGACATATAGATTGGTGTTCCAATTGGTTGTTGATCTTCCATAAAAACTGGATCAGAATCTTTAAGAGAAGGATTAGTTGGTTTATTGATAATTCGTTGAAGAATGTTCATGGCTCATTCTACCACGCCTTCTAACTTTTGCAAGAACTTTCTTTCATCAAAATAAGCCTCGAAATCCTCTTTAACGCCTTTTTGCCAAGAAATAATCATTGCGGCATCTAATGGGGTCATTTCATAAATCTCTTTAATTTTTGATCCATTTACATCATTATGAATCCTTTCATTATCCATTTCTTTTAATAAGAAATTAGGCATATCTTCTTTAATAGGATCAATATTTTTAAAGAAAGGAACACCGATAGCAGTTTTTAAACAATAAAATAAACTAGAACATTCAAAATTAACAATATTCCAGATTCCTTTCTCTTGCCTTTCTAAGAGCTTTAGAGTGGCATTTACCACGTCGGGAAGATAAGACCATGTGTCGGCCCATGCATACATTCTAGGGGCTTTATACCCCTTTATAATCGCATTGTCAGGGTGAACACGATTATCAAACGGATTCCGAATACGAAGAATCAAATCATTTGGATTACAGAACTTTTCTGCGGCTAATTTAGTGAATCTATAATCTGTTCCAACATCTAAATGAGTCGAGGTTTCATTATCATTGGCCCATTTGGTATAATTACCATAAAGATCGGCAGTGCTGATTTGGACAAATTTCTTAGCATATTTCTTACAAAAAGCAGATAAATCATCAACTAATTCCGCATTAGAAATCCACATCCATCTATAATTTAATGAAGATTTTATTTCATATGTATTAATGATAGTATCATATTCTGCAAATATATTGATCCACATATCGGGATCAGTATCTATACTTTCATTAAAAATTGTTCCAACGTCTTTAAATGCTTGACCAATATAACCATCTCCAATAATTGCGATTTTCATTCTTTTACTATAATTCAATAAACGAAGAAACGCAAGTTATTAACTAACTTGCGTTTCTTCTATTTTTATTTTGTTTATCTACAATATTAGATAATCTTTGCTGCTTGCATTGAGCGGGTCAGTTGAGGACCAAGAACAGCACTAAAAGACTTGACTTCTGATTGAAGTGAGAGAATGCGACTCTTTGAAATGGATTCAGAGAATGCAAGGTCTTCAACTAGACTTTGGAGACGATTAGTGTCATATAGACTGGTTTGACCGGGCCAGCGATTTGCACGAAGACGGCTGATACCTTCTACTGCATCCTGAATTTCAGGAAGACGACGACGAGCGGCACCTGCTACATTTTGGTTAACGGTTAGACGATTACTGTTGGTTTTTTGTTTTGTTTGTGTTTTTGCCATAGGGAAAGTAAGATAACATGTTGGTCAGTGCCAATCAAGTTTTTGGGGAAATTAATTGAAGATTTTCAAAAATATTTCCTACTACTGTTAAGTCTTTTGCATGAACATGATCATTTAGCGTAAATCGGGCAACATGTTTACCGTAAGTTCCGGTAAGTTTAAATCCTGCTGAAAATTTATCAAAATAAACAGTATATTGGCTTTTAGTGCCTCTCATTTCCAAAATATCCCCTTCAAAAATCTTATTTCCTTGGGAATCAAATAATCCAGTAAATTCTAGAAAAATATATTCAGGATTATCAAAATCGATGTAAGGTTGATCCTTCATCATTTTGTTTAGGAGTTTATCCCAAACACGGAATTCAATTTGACGGTTCATAATGTATTCTTCGATTTCAATTGAGCTTGTAACAACTTACCATAGGCTTGAAGAATTTCGTTCAACTTAATACTATCACCATTATAGTCGGCTGCAACAATAAAAAGTAAATTACTCTTAAATGCTCCTTCTGGTAAACTCTTAACAATTGCTAAAAATTGTTCCAAAGTAATCGGATTTTTATCATTAAACTTTGACAAATCAGGTAACTCATTACCAACTTGTAATTTCAATACTTCTGAATTAACAGGAATATTATAACTAGTTGAATTTTTTTCAGGTAAAAGAAGTTGGTAAAATCCCCCGATTAATGCAACAAAAAAAGCACCAGGAAAAAGCGTTCCCATAAGATAAGTCTTTCATAATTTTATTAATTAAGTATTGGCGGCATTTTGACGAATTTGTTCAAATGTGAGTTCTTTCATTAGATAACCATCTTTAAAGACTACTTCTAATTCATCTTTTAGATCAGGTCGTTCATGCGCTTGAACTGTTTGATATTGTCCATTTTCAAAGATAAGTTTAAGGATACCTGCTTTAGAACGTTTAGAATGATCGCCTTCAGGGTCTTTAAAGACGGCTTCTCCTTCTCCGTTAATGATAGCATAAGACAACTTATATGCAAACTTAAATGTATCACGATTTACGCCTTGTAACAGTTTTCCGCCCATTCCAAAAATAAGATTTTCACTACTGAATCCTGCATCCGTAATTGTTTCGAGAATTAAACGAATATTAGCCAGATCGATGCCATCCCCGTAGATGACGCGAACGTTAGGATGTAGCACTTTAAAACCTTTTTCATTCTTTTGCCCCCCAAAATCTTCCCATAACCATTGTAGAGTTTGTAACGCTACAACATGGGGTACCCCGCTGTCAGGACGTATGAAAACAGGTGCTTTTCCATTAAGAATATGTTCCTTCAATTGCTTACCAAAAATATTCCTAACCGCATTCTCGTAATTATATGAATCTGCTACAATTGATACAATTTTATCAACTGGAACATTGTTCAGAAAATGTTCGTATGCTTTTGCTTCATTTTCTTTACCCCAAATTATCGTCGTTGAATGTTGTGATGCGTACACTGAACCTGCTGTAACAGGACCATAATTATCTCTAGCCCATAATACTCCTTCAACAGTATCAGTACCTTGATAATTGATCAAATGTGCTGCTCCTCCAATACCTGCGGATTCATGGCTAGAAGTTCCTCTGGCTCCAAAGTCCGCCATGAAGTAAGGATTTAGCCCACATCCACATTTTTCTGCAAATTCTTTTTCAATATCTTTTACTACACTACTAATAGTAGCCACAGTGGTTCCATACCAACTTGCACGGAGTAACATTGTTTCAATCCATGATTCTAGCCAAATAAAAGGTTTTACTGCTTCAACTGTAACCAACACGTTTTTATGTCCAACTCGTTTGCCTTCTTCTACTGCTTTAATGGTAATAGGAAGCATACCATTATGGACTTGAATAATAGCTTTAAATCCCGCTTCATTAAAATATTCATGAGTTTGAAATATTTCGCCTAGTACTTCTTTTGCTTCGTCAATCATCCATTGTTCAATAACTACGCCTTCTAGATATTGTTTAATGAATCCTTGTAAACCGAAAAATCTTATATAATTGACATTCGGAATAGCTGTTCCGCGTGCTTCTACATAAGAGTGTACATATTCAACATCTTTAGGATATTGGCGATGCATAGAAAATTTATAGGCGTCTGCCAGGAGAATAAGATTAGTTCGAGTTTGTTTCATAATAGTAAATTACTTGTTTAGTATAACATGGATTAAACAATTGTCAACTTTTTATCAAATCTTTCTTCCTCAACCGAACATACGAAGTATATAGTATATATGTCTAAAAGTATATGGTCTGAACAAGAAATCGAAATTTTAAAAAACAATTACGAAACCGTAAAATATCCCCAAATGACGAAGTTATTACCGAATAAAACCTATAATCAAATTAAGACGAAAGCTAAAACTTATAATCTTCAAAAGAAAGTTTCATTTAGTTTACAGAATATGGAATATTTTGAAAATTTAGATGATAAGGAAGTATGTTATTGGTGGGGATTCTTTACAGCAGATGGTTGTTTTGGAGGAAGATCGTTAATATTTTCCATTGATATAGCTGATGAATTACATCTTAGAAAATTAGCAAATCGTTTGAATTCTAATATGCAATATGTGCATCAAATTAATGATAAAAATCCTAATGGTCATGATATGGTTAGAATTGCTATCGAAGATATAAAAATATTGCCTCGAATTGTTGAAAGATTTTCCTTGAAAAAAGCGAAAACATATAACCCTTTTAATATCGACGAATTCCTTACCAAGGAACGTTTTGTTTATTTTTTAGCAGGGTGGATAGATGGCGATGGAAGTATAAAGAAAAACGGGCATTCCCTAGCTATTGCGGGGCATTATAATTGGAAGGCTAATTTTGAAAAAATTCAAAAAACTTTAAAAGAATTTTATAATATAAAATCTACCATTTATATTATCAATAACAGAACTGCACATAATCTAATAAATTTCACTATAAGTATCCGTTCTGATGTTAAGAAACTTAAAGAATTAATTAATAATGAAGTTCCTTATTTAACACGGAAATGGGATAGAATTATTTAATTCTATCCCATTTCTTCAAATTACCCAACGATTATTACGCCTTCACTTTAACCTTTTTAAAGAATAAGTCAACCAAAACATGATGTTCTTCTACAATATTACTTTCATTTAAATCATTAAGATTAAACCATTTTGCTGCTTCAACATCATCTGCTCCTTCTGGTGTACCAGAGATATATGTTGCCATAAATAATACAGTCTTAATCTTATTTGTGCAGCTACGAAAACGCCAGTCCTTGATTAAGGAACTACCTAGATAAACTGGTTCAGAAATCTCTACACCCGTTTCCTCCATTACTTCTCTCTTAGCATCATCCTCAAGAGAATTAGACGATGGATCACTAAATCCACCAATGAAACGCCATTTACTTTCTCCTGGCTTTTTAACTAGAAGAACCTTATCAATTGTTTCATTAACTACTGCAATATCTACTGTTTGATATGCAATAGGATAATGCTGCCCCGTTGCTGCAATCATTCCTGCTCGAAAATCTTTAGAAGATGGATATTCGGTAATAATACTTTTACGAACTTGTGAACCAGAAATAAATGTTTCTGATTCAAGTTCACATGTAGGATTTTTTCCTACATAATGTTTGAGGAAACTGTCACGCGAACCATATAATGTAGCAGTAAGTCCGGGGGAGAGCCATTTAGAAATTTGATTATCTAAATTTCTAGACCATGTAATATCGCTACGATTATCGTCGATATAATAAATTTCAGCTTGAGGAAAATCTTCAAGAATCATTGCTCTGCGGTGTTTAAAATCGAGCGGAGCATTTGTGGTATTTCTTAATGGAGAAATACCTAGAAAAATTAGAACACGATCATGACGATCATATACGCTTTTAATAAGGTCTTTATGTGCATCATGTAGAGAGTGTAACATAAATCTCGCTACGATCACTCCACAATCCGTTTTATTTGCTTCTTTCATATCTTAATTAATCGTTTCGTTATAAGTTTGCTTAAAATAATCTTTAATGAAGGCTTCAAAATCATCATGATTACAAATAGTTGTAGCAATATCCCAACTACTGTTTACTTCTTTAACAAATGTTAAAAGATTCCATCCCCATTTAGATTCTGTACTAGTATAAGCCATAAAAATAGGAACAATAGTCTTCTTATCTGTCTTTAGAATTTCGGCTTTTCTAACTAAAATCTTATCAATCGGACAATCACTAGGAACGAAAATTTCATCCATGCTATGTGCCAAAACTTCTAAATCAGGTAGATGTTTAATATCTTCAATTTTCATAGGGTATTTCTTTCAATTATTTCGTTAATTTTCTTCATTACTGTTACGGAAACTTTTTCATTTCCGGGTACTTCGCCTTCTCTAATACCTAACTTATCGTATATAGCACGGAATGTGTCAATTAAATCTTCGTTTTCATCTTGTAATCGTTCAATTTCGTCTGCGGCTTGACTCATATTTTGACGAATAATATTAGAGATATTGTCCAATTCTCTGATTGCAGCCGGAACTTTATCATGATGCCTTAAACGATGTAAAATATCAGGATCATAAGGAATAGTATTGTAATTGTTCATAAAATTATAACCAATGTGGCTTATTTTCCGTTCCAACTCCAACAAGAGCAAAATCTTCCTCTTCTTCGGAAATTTCTTCAACAGGAGCAAATCTATCTGAACGAAATCCTAATTCTTGCGGACATGAAGACATTACTGTATGAGGATCAATATCATTGATTAATTCTTCCAATAAAACAAGGAATGTTGGATTTTGATCTGCT